TGGACCTTTTTTTACATTACCAGTTACTGCTTTTTCATCAAGCGCCAACATTCCTTTAGGTAATTTCTATATGGAAGACGTTGGAATCCAAGGTGGTAATGGAGCGATTTCTTCTAGAACTACAACTACAGCAACGATCGTTGCGATTAACGCATCGGGAACATACATAGGCGGCAATTCCACAATAACTTCAACTGTTCCATTTACTTGGGGAACTAACGATTTCTTTAATGGTTACTTTATTTATGAGGCGGCATAATGACTAAAATACTAGACACAATTCACACACTTGATGGATACCGGGAAGCATTGGCAGATGACCCGATAGAAAAACTATTTAAGCGAATACGCAAATGGCGTAATGCTGAGTTAGTTAAATCTGATTGGACTCAACTAGCCGATTCAGTTTGCGACAAGACTGCTTGGGCTACTTATCGCCAAGAATTGCGTGATTTACCTGCAAGCAATGCAGACCCATTTGAAATTGAATTGCCAACTGCGCCGTGACATATCCTGAAGGTACAAGCGCACGCCTGATCGAAGTTGCCGCAGCTGAAATTGGCACAATCGAGCAAGGCGATAACCTGACAAAGTACGGCAAATTTACAAAGGCTGACGGCTTGCCGTGGTGCGGTTCATTTGTCAATTGGTGCGCTGCACAGGCAGGCGTCAAAATTCATTCAGTCGTGGGCACTGCAATCGGGGCACATAAATTTAAGGAAACAAACCGTTGGTCAAATATGCCGCAATTAGGTTATTTGGCTTTTATGGATTTCCCACATGACGGAGTAGATCGTATTTCACACATTGGAATTGTTGTTGGTTTAATTGACGACAAGACCTGCGTGCTGATCGAGGGCAATACTAGCGGGACAGGCGACCAGCGCAACGGCGGCATGGTCATGGTCAAGGTTCGAAAGATCGGGACTGAAATTGTTGGGTTTGGAATTCCTAAGTTTGTCCCTTACAAGGGCGAATTCCCAACAATTGAAATACCAAAATCGGGAGTCAAACCGACAAAGGAGAAAACAAAATGGACAAAGCAAAAGCCGTAGCAGCCTCATGGGCGCGTTCATTCATGGCAGCAGCCCTAGCCTTATACATGGCGGGCGTAACTGACCCTAAGACCCTTGCAATGGCTGGTGTTGCAGCGGTTGCACCGGTGATCTTGCGTTGGTTGAACCCGCAGGATAAGAGTTTCGGGTTAACGGGGAAGTAGCCCGAAAACTTGCGGTCGTGGGCTTAGGGTTGGGCATTTCTCTAAGTCTCACGGCTTGCGGTTATCAGGGCTGGGTACGTTATGAGTGCCAAGAATTTGAAAACTGGGCAAAAGCCGAATGTCAGAAACCGCAATGCGTCCCTACTGGAACATGCACTGACGACATACTTGGATTTGAGTCATCACAAACCAGCACGCCGCAAAACTCCTGAGGAAGTACACGCCCAACTAATCTTAATTATCGGCGCGACACTTGCAGCTGTGTTCTTGATTGTAACCCTGGGCATTACCTACGCATTAATTTTCGTGACGCAGCCAATTGGGGCGCAAGCACCCAACGACGCGGCGTTTATTGACTTATTGAAAACACTTGCAATTTTCCTGACTGGTTCATTGGGCGGGGTACTTGCTGGCAACGGACTCAAATCCAAGCCAAAGCCTGTAGACACGCCGACAAACACGCAAGGTTCTTGACGGCGCGTTGATCGTGCTTCACCCTATGTCTAGGTGGTAGTCCTTATCACCAAGAATCGGGAGAATTCAAAATGGTAGTTGATCTATTAGACCCAGCAACATTGGGTCGTTTAAGCATGCTGGTCATTTTGCTAGTTATGGCAGCGGCAGTCGGATACGCAAAAGGCTTCAAAGACGGCAAGCGAGAAGGCTTGGCACGTCGTAAGGCAATCAGCCGCCACATTGCAAACAAGGCGGTGAAGTAATGGGGTTTTTGGATAACTACGAGGCTTCACGCGAACGCCTAGAACGCTGGATTAAGACTTACCCAACAGGTCGAATTGAAACCCGCATTGTCGAATTTAGTGCTGAAAAAGGTTATGTCTTAGTCGAGGCAAAAGCCTTTCGCAATGACACCGAGGTCAACCCAGCAGGGATTGATTATGCATACGGATACCAAGGCGCATATCAGCAAAACATGAAACGCTGGTTTTGCGAAGATACAGTCACGAGCGCAATTATGCGTGTGCAGCAATTGGTGATGGGCGGTGCTGAGAGAAGCACAAAAGAGATCATGGAGCAGGTAGAGCGCACACCAGCCAAGATCGCTAACAAAGACACAACTGATTATTGGACGACAAAGTTTGGTGACGTGCCAAGTTACAAATCAGCTGCCGAAGCCGAGCAAGCAGGTATCCCTTCATTTGGTTCAAGTGTTGACGAGATCGCCAAGCAATTAGGTGGCGAATTAGTTGCTGAAGCACCCCAGTGCAGTCATGGGCACATGATCTGGAAGCAATCACATGAAGGTGCGCCGAAGGCATGGGGCGGGTATTTCTGCACCGAACGCACAAAGGCAACGCAATGCACGCCTCGCTGGTACGTCATGCGATCAACAGGCAAATGGGAACCGCAAGCGTGAGCGAGTACATGGAGATAATCAACCCGCAAACCATGATTGGCAAACTGCTTAAAAACGGTGAAGTCGTCGAGGAATACAAAATGGAGCAATGCGACAAATGCTCAATTCTCACACGTCTTGACGCGTTTGGTTATCAAAAGGGTTTTGGCAATGAGAAAGTTATCTGGTTTTGCATTGGTTGCCGATGAAAATGGAATTAACCCATGATGAGCAAATGGTTTGCATGCTTGCGGCGGTCAAACTAACGGCTGAATCCACTAAAGGAATGGATAACCCGCAGCGGTATCAAAAGAGTTTGGCTACATTTGAGTACTTGGTTGAATCTGCTGAAGCAATTGGCAGTGAATGGGTTGTGGCAAAATACTTCAATCTTCCATTTGACCCATACGAAAACAAATTCAAGGTCAAGGCTGACGTGGGCAATGCGATCGAAGTACGTTGGACTAAGTACGTTGCAGGGCAGCTGATAATTCACGAATACGACAGACCAAACGACATAGCCGTATTGGTTACTGGTCAAGCACCGCATTACTTCATTGCGGGTTGGATACCCATTGCAATGGCACAAAGACCTAAATACCGTCATTCCAAGCAACCTAATTGGTGGGTTACACAAATAAACCTACAGCCAATTGAAAACCTTAGGAGAAGCAACTATGGACACAGTTCAATTTGAATGTCGAATGTGCAAAAAGAAAACCAATCAGTTCATTGTCAACATAACAGACCTACTACCCCCAGGTGTGGAGACAATCCAGTGCAGCGTGTGCAGTTGCATGACAGTTGCACAGATAGGGACTTCAAATGCCGATCTATGAGTTTAAATGCCAGGTGTGTCAAATCAGTGTTGAAGTGGATAGATCAATCCACGAGGAACGCGAACCAATCTGCTGCGGGTCAAACATGAGTCGGGTGTACTCAACCTTTGGCATATCCTTCAAGGGTGAAGGCTGGGGTCATCAATGAGTTATCCACAGGCGCAACCCACAATGTGCAAAAGCAATTATAACAAAACGTTATCAAATCGTTATAAACTTGTTATAAAAGTATTGGCGTTGCGTCAGCGTGTAGCCCTTGCATGGGGTGTGTACGCTGGACGCATACAACAACACCAGGCTTTGAAGTTCTTTCGACAGAATGAAGTTCTTTCAGTGTTAAAGAATAAAGAGATAAAGATAAAAAAAAGTGTGGTGTTTATCGCTTCAGCCTTAATCGCAGTGCAAGGGTCAAGCCCTGCACATTCAGCTGCATATTCAGTAGATCACTTGAAACTCTATGCTCATTCACGGCTGTTGAATTATGAGCAGTTTCATTGCTTTCATAAGATTATTACAAAGGAATCTAGGTGGTCATACACTGCACGCAATGGCAGTCATTACGGATTGGGTCAGATGAGATCAACCTGGTATCGAGACTTAGATCCTTACAGACAGATAGACGCAACGATCAAGTACATTACGAAACGTTACAAGACATCATGCAAAGCATGGGAGTTTCATCAAGATCGTGGGTACTTTTAATGGCAAGCGCACTTAAAGACAACGGTTCAACTGCCCAGTGGAGAAAAATCAGATCACGAATTTTGAACAGGGACGGGCATACATGCCAGACCTGCGGTTTGGAAGGCAATTCAGTCGATCATATTGTGCCCAGAAGCATGGGTGGTAGTGATGAAGACTGGAATCTGCAAACATTGTGCATTTCATGCAATTCTGCAAAAGGTGGGCGGTTTTTTAATACAACTGCGACAC